TACGAGCAAGTCTAACAGTCAACCAACTTATAGTTGATGTCTTTGCATGTATCTTGGCAAACTCATTTTGATATTCTTCTGTCTCTAGGGAATCTACTAAGAAGAATGTATCCTTAAACTTATTAAACAATGTCTGTCCAGATCCATCATCAACCTGCTCCATTTCATAATCAACCCATTTAAATGCGTTGGTTTTGAAATCCATTGTATACTTACGTCTTTGACACATATATGTGTTATTATCATACCATGCAAACAAAACAAGTTTGTCTTTATCAGCATCCCAGTTAGGATAAATCACAGGTACTATATCACTAGTCCAGTAACTATCAGGGATAGTTTTTTCTATACCTTGATACTGTACTACTTTTGTTATTGCATTTACTTGCAAAGTTTGAGTTGCCATCTTATTATACTGATTCCCTTGTTATATTTAGAATGCTTTAATCAGGTACTTACATAAATGATATGGTTCTAGTACTGGTACTTTATAATCAGGATCAATTACTGGTATTGGTACTAAAGGATTCTGTGAGTTAAGAGTAAATGTAGCATCCAATGCAGTTGCACCAGATGTATAGATACTTGCCTCATTACCTTCAACAACATATGTTAATTCATCAGAATTGGTTGAGATTGATCCATCAGTAGGAATGAAGGTCAATTGTGATACCTCTTTATGTTCATAAATGAAATCACATATACCATAGTGGTCAGTATTAGTACCACTGTCATTAGAACCACTACCAACAGGCCTTTCCTGTTTAATATGGAATCTTGTTGTTGCAGTTTGTGCTGCTTCTGGTAAATCTATGCTATACCAATACCATTTAGTTGCCTCAGTTCCACTACCACTACCATCATAATCAGAAGATACTTCAGCAGAAGTTGGAAGTGGTACAAGAACTCCAATTAAATTCTGAGATGGGAAGTTATCACTCATATCAGTATTATAGTATACCTTCAAGACATCACCACCTTGTTCTGGTAGATCACCACCATTCTTACCATTACCACGAGCAGCCTTAATACTAAATCTCTTGACATTAGTACAATCATGTTCTTTAATAGTAATCCATCTATGATAATCTGCTGCACTAGTACCAGATGGTACTCCACCTATTTTAACATAATGAGTATATGCTGATGGTGTAACCAATCCAGACATTGTTATAGAATCAACCTCCTGTGCATTGTTCACTGTCGCAACAGCATATGCACCAGAACCTGCACCATGCTTAATCCTAAGTTCTGGAGCTGATTGATATCCACTACCATTATTTGTTTTAGTAATATTATATACCATACCACCAGAAAGAGCAACAGTTGCTGCTGCACCAGTACCACCTGTAGTACCAGCAACAACTTCTACCACTGGTAATTGAGTTGTTGGTAATAAGAATCCACCACTAGCACCAGTTCCTGTTCCATTAGAGAATATTTCTGGTCCATTGGTACTAGTACTACCAGATGCTTTAATTACTATATCACCAACACTAGTTTGTGTGGTTCCACCTTCCCATCCAGTGATAACTCCAAATCCATATTGAACAGCACCACCACCTCCAGAAGCAGTACCACCGACACCAGCACCACCAGCACCAACATCAAGTGTTGCACTAACATTTGATCCTATCTTATCAGCATCAATGGAAGTGTAGATACGTCCACCTGCTCCACCTCCACCGCCACCATTAGTCCAGTAGCTTCTATCCTCATTCCAAGTCCATGAAATATATCCATTACCTGTACTGTTATTACCTTGAGAAATCTTATTAAAGAGACTAGATTTGAAGGATGACATTCCACGACCTCCACCATATCCACCACCGTGACCAGCACCAGCACCTACACCACCACCTGATCCAGTACCAGAACCGTAGTTAGCAGTAGCGATACCGCCGCCGCCTCCACCGCCTCCACCGCCGTTGCATCCAGCGTTTTGTCCACCAGATCCACCACCAGGGAATAAGTTTGCAGTTGTTGATTGAGCGTTGTCACTATTCCATCCTGAAGTATTGTTAGAACCACCACTGGTTCCACAACCACCTCCACCTCCACCATCAGTTCCACCTGATCCACCACCGCCACCTGCGCCAGCGACAATAGATTGACCAATTTTCATTGCTGTGGCTCCACCACCTCCAGCACCATTTGAACCAGATCCATTCTTATTACCACCACTACCACCATTGGAACCATACGCACCTGCTCCTCCTGTCTTATTACTAGCTCCAGCTCCTCCAGTAACATAAGTTGCAGTAAATCCATTAACAGGATTCAAGGCCTCCAACACCATCACATCCCCATGACCACCAACCTGATTACAATAACTTGCTTGTGTAACAGCATCACCACCTGTTCCTCCTGCCAATGTAATTTGAATAGAGGTGTACATATAATTGCTACTAGCAATGCTTATAGTACCAGATCCAGTTTGATTTCCACTACTACCAGGATTACTAACATCTGAAACTAATGTATGCAAACCATCTGTCCCATCATTTGTATAACCACCAGGATTATCACCACCACTACCTGATACACCAGGAGTAGTTGCATTGGTTTTTTTCCAGAACGTTCCTGCCTGTCCATTTGTACCATTAGTTCCTTGAGATTCAGAAACTATTTGAAGATCAGAAACTTTAGTACCACTCTTAATTACTGTTCCACCTGGACCACCATCAGTTCTTGCTGTGTTTAATCCACCTCCCTGTCCACCATTAGCAGTAATAGTAAGTAATCCTCCACCAAACTCAACTTTACTTGCAGAACCACTATTACCAGACTGATTACCTGGAGATCCAGATCCACCACCACCTGTGATAGTCATGGCTAATGTTGTCCAATTATTTGGGAAGGTAATACCCGTACCAGTTTGAGGAGTATTCTTTGTTACAAGTCCAGCTGGATACTCAATAATAGGTACACCACCAGATGTAGTTTGCCTACCACCAATGACAGAAGCTGGTCCAAATGTCTTGAATACTGGTACTGGAATACTTGTTACAACTTCATATGTTCCTGCACCAGCACCACCAGATGCCATATAATATCCTTGACCAGCAACTGCTGCTTTATAAACTGTAAATGCACCAACTCCTTGAGTAGTGAAATTAATTGCTGTACCTGCCTGTGCATTAGAAAGAGTAGTTGCTAACTTAATACTATTATCATTAACCTTAATCACATAATACTTAGTACCATTAGATAATGGAGCAATTGCTGTTCCTGGTGATGTAAGTGTATGAACACCAGTACCAGTACTTGTTAGATCAATAGCAGTTCCAGCAATAGCATTAGCAGAAGTTGTAGCAAGTTTAATTGTATTTGAGTTTACACTCATTACATAATAAACATTATTATTAACAAGAGGTGTAGCTACTGTACCTTCTATTGTAAACGTTTGATTTCCTGTTCCAATTGATGTCAAATCAACAGTTGGAGTTCCTGCCGTTGCATTACCAGTGGTAGTGTGAAGTTTAATATTATTTGCATCTACAACACTTACATAATAAGTATATCCCAGAGTTAATCCACCAATAACAACACCATCAGTTGATGAATACTTCAATGCAGTACCAGTACTCATTCCATGAGCAGTAATTTTTAATACATCTGTTCCAATAACAACATTAGTAGCATTTGAAAGTACGACATGTGTTATAGTACCCTTTCCATATGTTGTTGAATCACCAGTTGTCCATGTATGACTGTTAACAGTCATGGTATCATTTGCAGTACTAATCTCTGCTATGGTTATATCTTTTACAACATTTCCTACACTATAAGTTACTTCATCACCTGTATTAAATCCATGAGAAGTAAGTGCTAATGTTTCTGCTGAAGTATCTACACTAGAAGGAGATCCTGTTTTAGTTATTGCTGGTGCTGTTGGTGTGTTAGATTTATATGATCCAGTTCCTTCTGCACCTGGACTGTAATCCATTATGTCATAGGTTGCCACATCACCCGCACCCGACAAAGGCTGCTTCAATAAAGCATGTTTATGTTCATATGCAATACCACCAATAGGAAACCACTGATACAATCTTGTATTAGCATTTGTATATTGTGAGATATATCTATCACCAGAATATCCAGAAAGAGATACAATAGAACTTCCTGCACTGGTATGATACATGTAGTGATTATGTTGAGGAACACCTTGCAATCTCTTTTGTTGCATGGTAACCTTAAGAGTCTGAGTTCCACTAATAGTGGCTCCCATAGTATCAGTTACTTTATTATAATCAACAGTTGTTATAGTACCAAGAGAGAAATATCCACCCTGTGCTGTCTTATCAAATAACCATTTACCACCTACCTTATCTGCACCTGCACCAGTTGTTAATAGTCCAGCAGTAGGACTTCCTGATCCATATACAGTACCGTATCCAAGAATCTTTCTTGTCTTTAAATCTGGAACCATAAATGTTCCAAGAGTTCTTGTTTCACCTAAGTACGTGAATACATTTGTTTGATTAATATCCTGTAGTGTTCCATCAGCATTAAAATTAAATTCTAATGAAAGTCCACTACCAGTACCTGCATTCTGTAGAGTAAATGTAGGATCACTTGAATATCTCTTCCCTAACTTAGTTGTAGTTACAGCAGTAATAACACCACTTGCATTTATAACAAGATCTGCCTCAATAGTTTCCTTATCACTTTCACTACCAGTTGGTGCAGTAAACGTAATGGTAACAGTACCCGTTGTTGGATAACCAGTACCACCACTAACCAATTTCAATCCTGGTCTTGCTGTTCCACCATACTCACCACCAACTATTTTATATAATGCTGGATAATCTTCTATCTTATACTCTGATCCATCACAATATATGTACCCAGGATACTGATACTCAGGATTATTTGTTGTCTGAGAATTACCAGCAGTCTCTCTAGTAATTTGACCTGTAGAGAAATCGTAAGAAGGTGTTGTTGGTATGAATGAGTTATCATGAATATTGGTAACTGCCTTCATCGTAGTGATGATAGTACCAACTTCAGTAGTATCAGATGCCTTATCTGTATAGAAATTGGCTCTGGTATTTCTATAGGTGGGGTTTGGTGCTACTGCCATGGCTCAAATCTTTATTAGATATTCTAGAACTATAAATGGAGAAACTACACTATCTACTGACACTGCATTATCAACACTCAAATTCAATGTAGTTTTTAAATTATCTGGACTCAACTCCAATGCATCTGTAACATACTTAAAACTATGGGAACCTCTATCCAAATCTACCTTATGATAGTGTGATGTGGGATCAGTAGCTTGTACTAAGTCAGTTGTCTCAGTTATTTCATTGAATAGATCAGCATATATTCTACTACTATCTGTATTTAGATTGCTATTAAAGGGTACAACATCATGAGAAGTTGCTGATTTCCAGTCAACAGGAACACCAGCACTAGTAGCAGTATATGTTGCACTAACACTCTTACTAACAGTTATATCATCTGTATCATCTATAAAACAAGGAAGTAATGGTGGATTAAGTCCAGAAACAGATCTTGGTTGAACACCAGGAGATATTTGATAGTTAGTTTGACTTATAGGAAAATTACTCCAATCAGCATTCAGTAAGCATTTAGTTCTCCAATCAGAAATTGATAATGTATTACCAGAGTTGTAACAACCACCACTATATGCAGTAGGATCCCAAGTTCCTGCAAATGCACCCCAATAGAACTGATAAGACTTTGCATATTCATTTGATGCAAATGCTCTACATGCTGGTTGGTTATTTCCTGGAAATGCAGGTGGACTACCACTAGTACCACTAGCAACAGTATTATCCATCCAATCTTGAATTGGTATCGTACTAGCATTCCAATAAGCAACTAAACCAGCGGCCTGTGGTTCTTTCTGTGTATTTGGAGAAGAAACATCAACCTCATTTGTTGACTTAACTCTTGTCCTTCTAATACTACCAAAGTGCATATGTCCTGCAATTGATGTGCTATCAACTACTTCAGACTCAGTTCTTTTTCCAGCAGTGGTTCCCCATGTCCACGATGGTTTTCCTTTAAGTTCAATTGCTTGACTAGGTACAGTGAAAGTACCAGAATATGTCACACTAATAGTTGTTCCAAGAGTTGATGTTGCTTCAATACCAATACCAGAACGATTTACCTCATTACCAAGTGAATTTGTTTCACGAATATTTTTATAGATACCAGCATCAGCACCTGGTGTTGGTAATGGATACTTAGAACTAAGATCAGGTACT